CTAAATACAACGTCGGGAGACAGCCTGGTTCCCCGACCTACCATCTGACAGTAAAGACTCCTGACTTTTGTAGGTCTCAGAACAACGATGCAGTCAACACTTGGACAGTCCCAGCCTTCTGTTAAAAGCATCGAATTGCATAATACATCATATTTACCTGCAGCATAATCTTCTAAAATCTCTGCCCTGTCCTGACTGTCTCCGTTTACTTCTGCGGCTCTGAATCCGTGATTATTAAGGATATCCCTGAATTTCTGACTGGTTTTTACAAGCGGTAGAAATACAACTGTTTTTTTATCCTTACAGTACTTTTCCATTTCTTCCGCAATACTGTCCAAATACGGATCCAAAGCTGTACCTAAATCTCCTGCTTTAAAATCCCCGGACTGAACCCCTACTCCTGTCAGATCCACTTTTAACGGAATCGTTATTGCTTTAATCGGAGATAAATATCCCTCTTTAATGGCTTTGGGCAATGTGTACTCATATGCAAGACTTTCAAATACACTGCCAAGGTTTTTCATATCTCCCCTATCAGGTGTTGCAGTCACTCCCAAAACTTTAGATTCCGGGAAATGCTGCAATACTCTTTTGTAACTGTCAGAAATACAGTGGTGTGCTTCATCGATGATGATTGTATCAAAATAATCCTGTGGGAAACGATTCAGGCGGCTTTCTCTCATCAGGCTCTGGACTGAGCCGACCGTGATCCGAAACCAACTGCCAAGGCAGGATTCTTCGGCTTTTTCTGTGGCACAGTTCAGACCTGTAAATTTTGCTATTTTATCCGCTGCCTGTTGGAGCAGCTCCCCACGATGGGCAAGGATCAACACTCTGTCACCATTCTGAACACATTGCTCTGTTACTTTTGCAAATACGATTGTCTTACCACATCCTGTTGGAAGTACCAGCAGCGTTTTTCTGATTTCTTTTGCCCATTCGCAAAAAATGGAATCTTTTGCTTCCTGCTGATAAGGTCTTAACTGCATTAAAATTCACCTGCCTTGAATGACTTTTCTTCAAACGGATAGAATTTCTTTACATCATTTCCTTTTCTATCTTCTCCGTCATTTCCTTTCCATGAGTGGATACCGATCCTGCAGCGTCCCTTAGCTCCAATCACAGCATTCCAGTTCATTTTCACTTTCTCTCCCTTTTTCTTTTGACCGATTGATGTAAAAAATGCACTGATCATTCCTTCTGTTCTTGTGTGCAGGAATAAGTTATGTGTAATAAGAGCCGGACCATTATCAGACTCAATCCGAAGCTTCAGGACTGCTTTATTGCATGGTGGAAGTTTCTCACTTCCTGAATGTCTTCCTCTTTCAAAACTTTCTACTGTGAAATCGTAATCTCCTTCCGGCAGCAATACAAATTCATTACCATCTTTTTCAATTTCATCATCCCAGTTTAATTCTCTTTCCATTTCTGTATTCATTCTCTTTTTCCTCCTGTTTAATTATCAAATGGTATTTCATAGGTACTTCTTAACTTCTCGATCATTGCATAAACTTGCGGCCATGCGCCAACGAGTACTCCTGATACAAAATCAGGATCATAATTTGTAATAGGTGTAGCCTGTGGATAATATCCTTTTTCAGATACAACTTTCTGAATCTCTTCTTCCGAAACCAGTTTTTCTTCCATCAACTGCCGCAAAGCTGGCGGTATCTTTTCACTGACGTAGAATGGACTGCTTCTCGGGATGTGTTTCTCCGGTTCTTTCTGCAGAACTGGTGGTTCAGGAACAGCATTAAATTCCATCTGCTCGGGGACTCCCTCCGGGATCTGCATGAATGGCTCTTCAATTTTCTTTTCATCTGCCGGTCTTTCTACCTTATACTGCGGTTCTTCTTTCTTTTCTGCCTTTACGGTTTTCTTTTCTTCTTCGATAATTCCGGCAATAACCGAGTAATCAAGTTCACATTCTTCCGGAAGTCCGTATCTGTTTTTTGCATCCCAGCAGGGATGGTGTTGTGTATACATGATTCTTTTTCCACCCTGGGCTTTATGTTTCTTCCCCTTATCGTCCACTGATATGGAAAAAGTTTTATAATTACAGAAGAGAAGCATATCTGCCCATTCTTTTACAAGAGGACTTGTCTGTGACTGGGTTTTCTTACCTAACTTTAACTCCCAACGGTCATAAGCTCCCAATTCATCCGGCTGCTCAAATTTTCTAAGCTGGGCATGAGCTGTCAGAACTACATTGATCCCTATTTCAATCAGATCTGATAACCGGTTCAGGAATCGTCCGAACTCTTCCTTTACATATACATACCCATTGCCATAACCAAAATCTTCAATCCCCTTTTTCCCATATGAAGCACATACCGACTCCACACATAAAGATTCTGCCCAGTCAATCGTGTCGATGATCAGCGTCCTGCATTCTCCTGGATTTTTCTTCACATAATCAATTTCCTCCAGCATCATAGTCCAGCTGGTTGGACGTGGCAGACGTGCCACATCCATACTGTTGGTACTCCCTTCTGTATCAATGAATAATGCATCGGGGAAGTTAGCTGCAAAAGTCGATTTTCCAATCCCCTCAGGACCATAAATCACAACTTTTTTCGCTTTTCTGATCTTTCCTCTGATAATCTCCATTAAAATGTCCCTTCTTTCCATGTTTTTGTTTCTGTTTTTTCTGTATCAGGTTCTTTCACATATCCATCTTCAATGATGATACTGCACTCATCTCCCGTGCTGACCCTTGTTGCAATCGCCTGCAGTCCTTCCTGCTCTAACCACTGCCCAAACTCATTCAGCGTATCTTCATCCATCTGTTCCAGCTTGTCCAGCAATACAAAACCGCATTTTGGATTCAGCTTACGGACAATCGCTGTCGAAACCTTTAACCGGTCCGACCCGGACATATTGTCCCATTCCTGTCCCTTATAAATTAATTCCCCCTCTTTTACAGATAATTCCGGCAATGGCAGTTCTGCGTTTTCCAAAAGTGAAGTCTTCTGTCCCCTTACCTCGTTAATCTCTTCTGTCAGTTCTGCATACTGGTTGGAATAAAGCTGTGCGTCCTCTTCTGCTTTATCTTTATCCATATTCGCCCTGACCTTCCGGTTTATCTCTTCAATATTGGTGATGCTGTTTTCCAGTTCTTCTGTAGATCTGTCATGAAGATCTTCTGCATTCATCCGTGCAATTTTCAGATCATCCCTGACCTGAGTCTGCTTTTTAAGAAGATCTTCCATCTGTTCGTTGATTTTCTGATATTCCTGTTCAAGCTGATGAAGACGCTCCCGTTTTCTCTGATTTTCCCCATTTTTTGCAAGAATCTCCTGCTGTTCTCTGATCAGTTCTGACGGTGATACAAGTTCTTTCGGTGCTTCAGGATAATATGGCTGCTCTTTCGCATATTTCTTTTTCTGATCTGCAATCTGACCGATTGCCAGCCGGTTGTTATACAGCTCTTTTTCTCTCTGCTCCAATACTGCCAGCTGATCACCTACTCCTATAATTCTCAGTAAAGTCTGAGCTTTTTCTTTTCCTGATACTTCCATGAACTTAGGAAGGTCAATTGCTAACTGCTCAACAAATTCATTCAAAAGCTGCTGTCCACCTTTATTTCCCTGTGGATCCGTAACCTTTAATGCACTGTTCTTTCCCTTTCTTTCCACTACTAATCCATTATTCATCACAATATGTAAAGTTGGTGGAATAGTGGAATCTTTACGCTGCGCCTGTGACGGGCGGTATTTTTCTCCACCCAGTGCCCATGCGATTGAATCTAGTACCGACGTTTTTCCCTGATTGTTCTTTCCACCCACAATAGTTAATCCATTGGCAGTAGGCTCGATTTTTACCGCCTTGATTCTTTTTACATTTTCAATTTCCAGTTTATTAATTTTGATACTTTCCATTGCATTTCTTTCCTTTCTTTTTTATAATGTAGTTGACTAATTTTCTAAGTGCCTGAGAGGTTGCCGCCTCACTATGGCACTTTTCTTATGCATACAATGTCTGCCCGAAAGCCACGCAGCTGATTATTAATGCAACCGAGAACCCGATCACGAACCAAAAGGCTTTCTCAACAGCCTTGTCATACATATCCGGCTCATGGCTTTGAGCCACTTCTTTGGGCTTTCTCTTCCTGATCTGAATTACCTCCAGTTTTTCCATGTTTCTCACCTCCTTTAAGTTTGAGTACCATACATTTTTACATCATTCTCAAACCTGCACTTCCTACACGGACTGCTCACTCGCCTCTCCCTCCATTTTCCTCACCAGCACCATCGCTTCTGCCGGATCATAAGCAGGAACGTATTTCCTTGTTGCACCTTCGAGATGTTTGAAAAACCGGTTATAGTCTGCATACACCGCCTTATCAATAAACCTTTCAATTAATGCACTTTCCGGATATCTCCCGGACCTGATTTCTCTCCGGATTCCCTCTTTCCTGTTCTTCACAGTTCCCATTGACTGACCGTACATATCACGGAAATAGGAAGTCTTGCCGTACTGGTTGATGGGTTTCTTCTCTTCTTTGACTGCTTCTGCTATCAGAGGAAGGATTTCATAAATATGTTCCAATTCTGCAATAGCTTGTGCTTTGGTCATTGGCATTCTGTATCACCTCACGTTTCCTGTTCAATCACCGGAACATAACCATGCTTTCCTTTTTATTGGACACATTGCTTGCTACTATTCTTTTAGCAGTTCATCAATGCTGCACTCGAGAACTTCCGCAACCTTAGAAATATTTCTAATTGTTGGACTTACGGAATTCCACTTATACACACTGCCAATTGCAATACCGGCTTTTTTCTCGAGAGAATTGATAGACATCCCTTTTTCGGACGCTCTTTTTGAAACCTTATCAAAAATATTTTCAGCCGTAATAACCACTCCTTTCATTGCTATCGGTTCTGAAAATATCACAAAAATATATTGACTAACCTCTGAAAATATTCTATAATCAAGCTACCAACCAAAATTACAAAATACCTACCAGACATTTTTTATCGCTATTTTGTTGCGATTTTTTCAGAACCTTATAGCTTCATTATACGTGATTATTTCAGAATGTCAATAGTTATTTTGCGATTTTTTCAGAATTATGAAAGATCGGAAGAGCGTCGTGTAGGGAAAGAGTGTTCAGAGCCGTGTAGATC